NGTGTTTCGCTGCACAGTCGCCGAGTTCGCGACCAACCCTTCGAAGTACTTCTTCGCTGTTCCGTTGAAGCCACCTGGGACACGAACCTCATTGAGCGCAGTGTTGACCACCTTCTGCATAGCCTTGCCCGCCTCTACCCGTCCTCTGCCCTGCTCGATAATGTGGGCCCTCGCCGTATCGTGGACGTGCCGAGAAACATTCTCGTCGTAGTGCTGGCCGATCCAGAAGAGTTGCTGGTCCTCGAAGGCGTCCATGTTCTTGAGATCGACAAGATCGAAGTTGACTCCTATTTCAGCCGCAGGGATAGGCGCAGCTTTCTCCACCTTCCCGGTGTCCCAGGGACGGGTGGTGAACTCCATGGATCGCTTGCGCCGTCCCAGCGCCCGCTTGTTGGCTGCAACGTGGGCAAGCTCGTAGGTCTCCCGCATGTCCTCGACGTACCGATCGGAGACACGGCCCGCCCACTGCTTCATGGCGCGGTCAATAAGCTTCGTGAGACGCGTGATCTCTGGATCGGTAACAGGGCCTTTCCCTTTGCGAAGCCGCGCCGTTGCTGTCCTTGAGGCTTGTCTCGCCAGTGTTTCCCAATGCGCCGCGATGTACTCGCGCAGCTTAGTCTCAATGCGAGCGGTTTGCGCAAGCTCGTCGACCACTAGAGCTTTGGCAATTATGGTGTCTACTGCTCTAAGCCCGTCGTGGAGGCGGTCTATCCTCTCAGCTCTGGTCCCCATGGTCGTGTTCTTCCTCGTCGCCCTCGACCTCTTGGGTCCATGCTTCTTCAAGCTGTTTCCTCAAGACCGTCAGAGCCTCGATCACGTCCTCACCACCCGCGCCATCGCCAAGGAGACCAGCCACGTTTTTTAGCGCAGTCACCGTTTGGCCAGGCTCGGACATATCAGCCGCCGCGCTGACTCCCAGCGCCTTTACCGCTTCCGCCATGGTAAGGCTGAACGGAATATCGGGATCCAGTTTGTCGGCAGGGATATCGCCTAGCTCGATACCGAGAATGTCCTCAAGAACTCCGCGCGCAATTCTCGGCGTCATTCCACCCGTCTTCTCGGAGCCGCTCAGGATGCGCACTAGCTCCGTGTTGTCAGTCGTGTTCGGCGAGTTGCTCTTGAACTGGTGGTAGATGATTCCCATTTCAGGGAAGAGGATCCGGTTGACCCAGCTATCGAACTCCTCGCGTTCGGGCGCGAATATCTGCTCGTCGGCAATGCGTCGTGAGGTTTCGGCGACTGCGCGCGAGTACTCGCTACTTCTTCCGACGAAAAGCGGCGGTAGACGGAAGGCGACGCGCACCTTCAGCTGGTTGGCCTCAGAGTATTTCGTAAACATCGCATCGGTCTGCTGCTCACTATGCAACTTCTCGACTCCGATCTTCACTTGGCCTTCAGGACTCTCCCCTTCCTCCTCTCCGATCTGCTCTGCTTCGACCACAATTGCCTTGGCCCTGTTGTCGTCGCCCTGCAAGCCCTCGAAGAATTCCTTCAGTCGTTCGATCGTTGCTGCCGTAAGCATTCCATTGCTAACAGTGATCATAATGCTCGGCACGTTGTTGTTCGTGAAAGTAACGTAGTTGATCTCGCTAGCCTTGCGATCCCCCTCCATATCCAGAAGTGCGCCGATGAAGCGAGGAAGTCCGTACGGTGAACGAGGCGAGTAAATCTTGAAATGCACAACTTCGTTCGCCTTCCGTTCGTTCGGCATGGGCTCCTTGGTGTCTTTCCAACTCGCCAACTGTTTTTCTTCGACCAGATCGCCCGTCTCGCAGTCATACGTTCTCGGATCGCCTAGTTGCTTGAACCACCGAGTCTGGTAGCCTCGCGTCGTGTAACCAGAACGCGTGATCACCCGTGACTGGACGTAGCGCCTGAAAGACTTCCAGACTTTATGTCTCTCGATCTCATAGCTGCCATCCTCGTTAATTTTGAGAAACGGCATATCGACTTCGATCGGATTCGCGTCTTGAGCGGTGAGCCTAACTTGGTAGCTGTTTATGTGCGAGAAGTACTGAATGTCTCCCTTGGCGTCGCGAATAACCTCCCAGTATCCGTTGCCAGTTGATTCCAGATCGCACCTCGTGTTTCTACGCAACTGCCGAAAGCTGTCGTCCATTCCAGCGTAGAGGAAGAAGTTGTTAAGATCGGTGCGCTCAGCTACGACCTTCTTCTCTAGGGCACCATCTTTGTCTTTGTCATCGATCTTCACCCGTGAGATGAGGCGATGGCCAAACCCGTCGATATTGGTTTCCATCGCTTCAATGCACGGGCCTAATTCCGTGTTGCGCTCGGGAAGGGTAGCTAAGACGAAGAGGTTGAACGGTGGCTCGATAACGCGACCAGCGTCGGTTAGTTTAGTAAGCGGATCCTCCTCTGGCACCTGCTTCGATTTGCCCGACTCAGCCTCGATCGCTTTCAGGATCTGTTGGTTCGGCTCGATGACCAGAGCCCTGACCTTCGTTAGTTGTTTCCTGGTAGGCTCGGTACTTTTCTCTGCTGCGAGTGCCTCCACGGTGGCCTCCCTAAATTACGCCGAACTCTTGGCGTTCCTTGCGCTTCTTGGGTCTGCGCTTCGCAGCCCTTAGAGCTAGATCGAACGCGTCAAAGATATCCCTACCCTGACTCGGAAATAGCAAAAACTGTTCGATCAATTTGTCATGAATGCCTTTGCGGAAGAATACGCGCTGGTTCTCGAACAGCCCCGCCCTTTTCCACGCGCGGCTAATCTTGTCTTCCATGGTCTGAAGCTTAACGACACGACAGTTCGGCCGCTTCTCCTTGATCGACATTCGAAGCGAGTCCTGATACTGGTTCGACTCGATACCCATTCTGATCGGGTCGTGAAGATCGTAATACTCTAGGACCTTTTCCTCGTGCTTGGTGGGTCGAAGGTGATCCAAGAACCAATCCCAAAAGTATACGTAATAGTCATCGTTCCTGATCGAGCCCCTGATCCCAATGATCACCATCGCGAACTGCGCGTTCTCCTTTCGGTCCCGCTCAGACGAGGCGAGATCGGTACCACCGAATATCTTGACCTCCGAGCGGTCGGGCCACTCTTCGTCGTCCAACTCCTGACAGTCGTCGTACTGGAAGATTTCACCCTTCATTGCCTCCGTGTCGCACTGATATTGGCTGGAAAAAATGATGATCCCTTTTTCACGCCGGAGCTTTCTGAAATGCTCGGGAGGATCTTTCTCTGGCCACGGTGAGTTCTCAAACTCGTCGAGTGCCGGAATGATCTGCGTGTGCCCCTTTAGTTCGTTTTCCATGAGGTGGCCATACAGATCGTTGAAATGGTAACGGGTTCCGAGGTGGTGGTGCTCGCCCCTGTGTTCCACCTCCGAACTCGGGGCGAGAAGCATTGGCGTGTAGGTCTCAAGATACCACTCCCTGACCTTATCTCTCATTCTAGGTGTCCGAGCATTTGCGCGCGTCACGAGATCGTCAGAGATCAAAATGTCGAAGTGCTTGCTGGTTATTGAGGAGTCAACACCAGCGCAGGTGATCGAGACTTCCTGCGTCTCCTCAGTCTTGCCAACCACCTCAAGCTCGGTGTCAGTCCATTTCGTGACAACATGCGGATCGTAGAACTTGCCGAACACCTCGATCAGCCGCTTGTTGCGCTCGAAATGCCCGCGGATCACCCGTAGGAAGCCTGAGGTGTTCCCCATGCTTTCAGAGCCCAGAAGAATTCGGAGGTTCCGGTTCTTACAGAAATAGCCTATGACTTTTAGGATCGTGCATATCCAAGACTTGCCCGACCCCCGATATGATAGCTGTAAACTTTGCGGGTGTTCGAACTGCCACTGGATCATGCGGAGGTGGAAGGGTTTGATCGTATAGCCGAGTATTTCCCTCCCTAGAATGTCAAGGCGGTTATTGTCTACGATCTGGTGCCTAAGCCACTCGTTTGTTGCGGTGCGATGCTGCTCGGCAACTTTAACGAGGTCCGATTGCTCAAGGTTATCGAGCTTAAGCGCCGCTCCCTTAATGAGCGGAATGACTTGGGCATTCCCTTCCACCGGATCCTACCTCTTATGATCCAGCTCTGCCCCAGCGATGTAGATCTCCGCGCTGTCGCCAGCCGCTAGTGTTCCCGTGACATATACGAGGATCACCGCGCCGTAAACATCGCAGGTATATTCATAGGCGGTTTTTGCAGCGGGAGCGCTGGCGGACTTCGCGGTTGCGGCCGAGATAAACTCCGCTGCTTCCTCTGACCAGAACAGCACTTCGATGTCGGGCTCGGGATTCCCCGACGTGGTCTTGGGCACCACCTGGATAACCGCCGTATCGTAGCCGGTCATATTCATGCCGAGATTGCGATTGGTGATGGCGCCCGTGTCGATCGCATCTTTAACGATCCTATGCAGGGTAAATACTGGCGCTGTGGATGGTGACTGTGTCTCTGGCTTTACCAGATCGAGGAAGTTTGAGGTTGAAAGTGCCATTGCTAATATCTCCTCTCACTTATACCAAAAGTCATAGCGGCGTTGGCTCCTCTGCGATCGTTACCGGATGCGCTTTGAAAGGTCTCGGATCGCCCGCACCGCACACGCTACTGATCGCGCATGAGCCATCCTCGTTCTTGCACGGCCAGGTCGCAGCGGCAGCGGTCTTGCCGTAGTCCGCCATCGACTTGCCCTTGCTCGTCGGATCGAGTTGCGCCAACACTTCTGGCGTTGCGGCTACCGCATATAAACCTGGCGCCGCTTTCCACAGTCGTGCAATCGTCGGATGCGTACTCTTGTTCAGTGCGCCCGCAGGGGCTTTCGTCTCTGGACCATGTGCCGTGTAGTGCCCGTCCGTTTGTTCGGACACATTCTCCGCGCCAGGAACGACAGGTAGTCCATCTACTTCGGTTAGGGCGAGTACACGATTTATCATAGCAAATAAGGCTCCGTTAGTCGGCCGTTTATCTGGCCGGCACCATCTTCTCGCATCCCCCACCAAAAGTCGTCGGGGATTGTAGACCATGAGCTGAGGCCCGTTTTATCCCCGTTACCGGAGTCGGCACCCTCAACGCCGATAACGCCGTTTACTCCATCCCATTTTGTAGAAAGTATACTCGTTTCGGGTGTCCATGTGATTACGTTGCCGCCAACCCAACCAGTAATGGCATCATAATAACGAAAATTACCACCAGTATGAAGACTGTATCGCTCCCCGGGCGCTGTGTTTCGACGGTAAATATAGCCGCTAGGAATATTATTTTCATCCCAGGGAGTTATTAGCTGATGCCGGAACTGGCCCGCGAATATAACCGCCGGAACATCCGCTTGCGCCCAATACGCATCGTCCTTCGCCTGAGCCTGGTCCGCGCCGGTTTCGTTGGTGCGGTACGGCCACGGATAGCTTTTGTCCTTGTAGACGCTAGCGCCCCAGATGTAGACATCGCCAGCGTTGCCACCAGAATCGTTTATAATGCGTGCTTCTGGGGTCGTGCCACCCGCAAGAATATCGCCTGTAAAGTCAAAACGCTGCCATTCAGTTGTTGCAGTAAGATCACCCGATGTCGCGGTGGTACTGTCTTTAAGTAGGAACTGAAGTCGAAATTGTTTCGTGCCCGACAGTGTTTTAAACCATACCGCCTCTGTCTGATTGGTATTATCCGTGGCACTACCAAGCGCTATTTTAATGCCATCGCCCGCGGCTGCGCCGAATGTTAGCTTGTCTGCCAATTTAGCGGAGTCGGGCGCGGCTATCTGGTCGGTAGTTACCGACGCGCCGCCTATTGTCGTCCAGGCTGAAAACGTCTCGGTTTTCCCCGTGGTCTCGACGCAGGCTTCGTAGAAGTTCGCAAACTTACGGCCGCCTATCCAACCCCATGCTATTTCGTTCGCGCCGAATGGCCCGTGTAGAACCTTGTTGATCGGGTCCCAGAAGTAGCGGTCATCGTTGCCGTTGGTGAAGTCGATATCGGCGAAGTGAAGAAGGACATCCGACTCAGGCACGTCTCGCTGGGCACCAGCCACCAGGATCGTCACCGTATCGCCGCTGGCAATCCCGCCGACAACCTTCACAAAGGCAATGCCACCGAAAGCCTTGAATGGAAGATCAAAGGCGACACCAGCGGCAAACCCACCGCTCTCAATTGCATAAACCCTGCTTACAAATTTCCCCGCTTCCCCACTCCAAAACAACACTTCAACTATCGGACGCGCCGCCGCGCTGGGAACTACCCTGACAACGCCAGACTTGAACCCAGACATGTTCATGCCGAGCGAGCTGTTGGTAATGTCTCCAGCATCAGCCGCATCCTTCACGACTCTATGGATCGTGAAGACGGGAGAAGTGGACGGTGAGGAGGATATCGGCCTCACATCCAGGAAGTTTGTGGTGGATAGGGCCATGGTTGCCTAAAGGTTTGGCGCTCAAGGGCGGGGAGATGATCGGACCGTATGGCTACTATGCCCCGCCCTTGGCACCAAGTCTTATCTAGTCACTCGCCTCGAACATAACCGTTTCGGCGGCCGTGTTGATGTCCGCGTCGGTGCCGACCGTGAAGCCGTTGGACAGCGGCGTGATGCCGTTGGCCGTGACGTAGACGTTCTGCGTGTCGGCGTGGTTGATCTGCTTGAACGCGCTGGCATCAGGCATGTCCCTCATCCAGACAGCCGTGGTCAAGCCCGTGATGTTCCATAGCTTGACGGACCGCGGGCGGAAACCGACCGTGGTGATGTTGAACGCGCTACCCGTACCGATGTACGAGCCAACTACTTTTCTCGTGCCTGCAGGCATTTCTTCCTCCTGTTGTGAAGCCGCGTCCTTGACAGCTAAGCGAACCTCCTGCAACCCGATAGCCTGTTTCCCGTGAGGAAACTGGGACGCGTATTGTGTTTGCTAAAACGAGGACTCCGTAATTGAAGCCCGCGAATCTTATCCGTCCTCCATCTTGCTTCCGTGCACCACCCGCCGACCTCCGTATACCGAGGTCCGGCTGTGCGGCTTGGCTTTTCCCTGCTCTTGTAGAGGCAAATGCAACGGTCCAGGATCGAGAGCCTTGATATCCTGATCCCCGTACCGCAGCATATAGTCGTGCATCGCCTTAAGCTCTCCGATAATGTACTGCTTGACCTCAACGATATTCATCTGGAGGAGCGCCTGGCCAGCGATCTGACCACGCCCCTCATCAGCGCGTTCAATTAGACCGAACTTCTGGCCGACCTCAATGATCTTGTCGTAACTGTGGCTCCAATCGCAGAGAGCCTTGACCTCCCAATCCATGATCGGATAGAGCGGATATTCCAGAA